ACTAAAGACCTTGCAGAAGAAAGTGATTCAGATGTCATTGTCATAAAGAACAAGACAGAAGAGAAAAAGGCTCCGAGAAGGGCAAGAAAGCCTGCACCTGAGCCGCAGCTGCAGCAAGTCGAGGTTGAAAAGCCTAAGGCTAAGAGAAAGCCAAGGACTGCATCGAAAACACGTACTAAGGCACCTTCGAAGCCCCGCGCAAAGACAACAACCCGCCGTAAGACCACAAAAACAAAAAAAGACTAGTCAGCCATTTAGTAGCCTGAAATACTAGTTATAGTGATAAACTATATTTAGCGAGGGACACTAAATGTCTTTACCTACATTGACGCCAGCAAGTACGTTATCTGCCGTTATATTGCCAACAACAGGTTCAGTGCTGAATGTCGATAGCGCTTTGCCCTATAAGATATATTCTCTAGCCTCATCTCCACTGTATTCTGTTGAATTTTTGACAGGAGCAGTTGACCAGGTTTCTTACGTCTATAAGAAGCTAGGAGGAGATGTCCTAGATATCGAACTTACAGAAGGCAACGTGTATGCTGCCTATGAAGAAGCCGTATTAGAGTACTCATACCTAATAAACATTCACCAAGCAACCAATATCATCTCCGACGCTTTAGGGGATACTACTGGTAGCTTCGATTCGAAAGGGAACATACAGGCCGGCGCACTTAGCTCCTCTTTAGGAGGGTCGCATGTTGCGCTTAAATTCCCTAAGTTTGATTACGGCATGGCCAGAAGGGTCGCAGAAGGAGTTAGCGCTGATATTGGACTAAACTCATCAGTCCAGTTTACAGCAGGATTTGCAGTCACGGCAAGCGTTCAGGAATACGACCTGCAGGAGATTGTATCAACTAGCCCTGAATATTCAGGTTCTGTTGGCAGCAAGAGAATACTGATTAAGAAAGTATACTATAAGACACCGCATGCAATGTGGAGGTTCTTTGGATACTACGGCGGATTAAACGTGGTGGGAAACTTAAGTAGCTACGGACAATTCTCAGACGATTCAACGTTTCAGCTCGTTCCTGCATGGCAGAACAAAGCACAAGCATTGGCATTTGAAGACGCTATCTATACTAGGATGTCGCATTACTCATATGAGCTTAAGGATAATAAGATCAAGCTCTTTCCTTCTCCTTATACCGGAGGACCAAAAAAGATGTATATCGAATTTTCCATTCCGGAAGATGCCTGGGGTGGTGACGATCTTGAGACTGATGGCATAAATAACATGAACACCCTGCCCATAGGGAACCTGCCTTTTGTCAATATTAACTCTATTGGTAAGCAATGGATTAGAAGGTTCGCATTAGCTCTCTGCAAGGAGACATTGGGGCAGATTAGATCAAAGTTTGCAACAGTCCCTATCCCAGGAGAGAGTGTTACATTGAATGGCACAGCACTAATCACAGAAGGTAAGGACGAGCAAGATAAGCTAAGAACAGAGCTTAAAGAGACGCTAGCAGAGCTAACATATGCGAAGCTATCAGAGAGGGATGCGTCCATGCTTGAGAACGCCGAAAAGGGATTAACAAAGGTTCCTAACTATATTTTTGTGGGGTAACATAGATGTCGGATGATAATAAATGGTCACAGCCAGATTCTCCACCACCGCCGCTATTTACTGGTCAAAGTGAGAAGGATTTTGTAAAGCAGATCAATGATGAGGTAATCGAGCGGGTTATCGGACAGACCATCGTATATTATCCGATAAGTCTGGAGCATACAAATTTTCATAGCCTTTACGGAGAAGCAATTGACAAGAGCTTCCTAAATCCAATAAGGGTATACGCAATGGTCAAGTACACATCTCAGACAACAACAACAACTCCACTAGGAGTAGACAGGATAGAAAAGATAACAATCGCATTCCACAAGAGAAGGTTATCAGAGGATCAGGACCTCTTTGTTCGAGAGGGGGACTTTATACAGTATGGCGAACACATGTATGAAATATTGACACTAGAGGAGCCTCGCTGGTTGTTCGGGCAGGTCGAGTCTAGCTTCGAGATTGCAGCTTCTTGTGTGAGAGCTAGAGAGGGATTATTTAATGTCCGAGACAACTGAAAAGAAGATACATTTTGAAGCATCTACAATAGAGACAATTGATAAGTCAGTCTATAACTTTGTGACCTCACTAGCACTATCGACAATGACGAATAAGGGGTTCAAGAATGTTCCTGTAATATGGGGCACAGCTGAAAGAGCGTACCAAGCCAAAGGTGACAAGAGGATTAGAGACCCACAAGGGCTATTAGTTTTGCCGATAATCTCAATAAAGAGATCGAGCTTTACCAAGTCGATGAATACCCCGGGTATCTTTCAGGGTAATATTCCAGAAGCTGATGATTCCCAGGGGGGCTCTGTCGACGTCGGACGCGTCCTGTATCACGAGAAGACACTTAAATTCGCCAACGCAGATGCTTTAAGGCTCTACGGGCAAAAGAATTTCCCTTCTGCAAACCCAAAGGTGGTCTATCGAACAATCAGTGCCCCCATGCCGGTAAATGTGGAGGCTATGTATGAGATAACGCTTAGGACAGAGTATCAGCAACAGATGAACGATCTTATGGTCCCATTTATTGCTAAACCTGGTACAGTCAACTTCGTCCGTCTCATAGAAGGCGAGCATAAATACGAAGGCTTCATACAAGAAAGTTATGCCAGTGCTGATAACCTTAGTGATTTTTCTGCAGATGAGAGAAGATTTGAGACAAAGATTACAATTAAGGTTATTGGATATGTCGTGGGTGAGGGGGTCAATCGGGATAAGCCTGCATATGCTGTGAGAGAAAACCTTGTGGAGGTAAAGATACCGAGGGAAAGAATAACTCTGGGAGAGATACCAGAGCACGAATTCGGCTCTTATTACGGATTACCGGGCGCCTCCTTTACCGTTGGCTCTGATCAAGAGATCGAATCGCCGTTTGACTATCATAACGTTCCCGCAGCCAGCTTTTTCGAAGGCGCCGGCGGTGCCCCAGTCACAACAGAAAACTTTGCATCGGTTTTGAATCAGTTCTTTGTGGTGAGAGAGACGCTGAAAGAAGAGGACGAAATACCAGCTAGTTTGACAAACTTTAACACTTCTCAAGCAATCCGTGAAAACTCAGAGCAAGTATTGATTAACGGTGTGTTACAGGCATATGGACCAACAAAGGACTATATCGTTTCTGGTACTAATACGATAGTTTTCACTGAAAATGTTGAAAACGGCGATTACATTGTGGTAACATACATTAAAGGCTAAACCAACAGTAGTGATAAGGAGAAATCATGGCCAAGAACGCAACTGCTAAAATTGACAACAACGAGGTGCCCTCTCAGGAGGATAATACCACAGACGCCAGCTCTAACCAGGAAAACAACACACGTACCACAACAAACAATGAAATTGTGGAAGTAGAGTGGGAAAAGATCCAGCCCGTCTTTGAATTCAAACAAAAACTGGAAAACCTAGAAGCATACTTTTCCAATATGTGCTTGCAGTTTGAGAAAAATAAGGCTAACTTGATGAATCAGATAGTTTATGGAGAGACCGACCTCTATACTATGGCTCAAAACCTTCAAAAGGACCTGAATGTTAGTGAGAACCTCACCTATGAGCTAAAGCTCCCTGCCGCCCCCGGAGAGAAGGGATACTTTCTAAGAAAAGACGAATAGTATCAGTTATTCTTCCTACAGTTTTCTATTTATCTTACAATCAATAACTAACATTGGAGATAATAAACATGTCGGAACAAAAACAATCAAAAACCTTCGTCACTAGCGATATAGGTATTGCCGCCTACCTGCAACTCCAAGGGCACAAGCTGATAACATGCACTCGTCTAGAGAGTGGTAAATTCTTTTTTGAATTTGAAGATCCCAACGCAGAATGTAAAGAAGTATCCTTGCAATTTTTGTCTTCTGATTTTTGTAGATTTGATAATAATGTTAGAAATCTTAAGAAGATACTTTTCTCATAAGGAGACAAATTTGATGAGTATTTTAGAAAAATTAAAAGATTTAGTCGTTGCCCTTGAGTCTGGAGAAACTCAAGAAAAAGCGCAAGAAAACTCAAAAAACGTAGAAGAAGTGGAAGATATCGAGCCAAGCCAGCCTGAATATCAAGCGGAAGAGGGCCCGTCTCCAGCGCCGCCGATGCAGCCTCTGTCAACCAATGAACCACAACAAGAGGAGATTGAAGAATTTCCGTCCTACTTAGAGTGTACGATAGAAGAATCTCTTGAAGTCTCGAAGATCATAGCGAACACTAGGAAAGCCAAGTTAACCTTGGCAGACTTGGTGGTTGAACATGAGAAGAGAAAGAGCAATCTTCTTAATTTTATAGAAGAGAACTCATCAGACTTCTATAAAAAATTAGAGTCTCTTAGATTAGAGTATGGCATCCCTCGGGATGGCTATTCAGTTCAGTTGCCTACCAGTCAAGAAGATAAAGTTACATTTATTAAAAATTAATTTTACTCCATTCATAATTTGTATCCTGTTTAATAAAATAACATAACATACCTGTATAACAACAAAACAGGAGGAATAAATATGGCTTATTCAGCAGGCTCTATAGCCTTTTCTGGATTGCCGAACGTGGATACTATCATTACCCTTAATGATGGTCAAGGAGCAGCATATAGTGCTCTCCGACTGGGTATCCAGCTCGACAATTCAAGCTTGGCCAATATATTTGTCGCAGAAGGCGAAGCCGGGTCAAACCCAGTTCCGTCAGGAAATGCGTCAGATTTAGTTACACTATACAAGACAGGTAACACTACTCGAAGACCTTTCTTCGACCTTTCGTTGACCGCAGCAGGCGAATCATTCAGCGATTGGCGTGATGCTTACAAGAGCGGCGGCACCACACCAGGTAAGCTAGAGTTCAAGCAGCCTGGCTTTGGAGGACTTACGATCGATTTCGTCGTTATGTCCTCTGGCTGGACGGCAACATCTGGTCTAGGTAGCTATGGTAGAAAGAATGGTACCGGCGACTACACGGTCAATATGAACAGCATTGGTAGTTTATCGAATACGTTAAACACCATTAAGTCAATCTTTTCAGCTGCAAATACTGCAGGTGAGGTGGATTTATACACATCACAATTATCTGTTTCTAGTGGCTATCTCCGAATTATGGACGATAGAGCCACCAGCGCAGCTAACACGATGAGTATAGCTTTGGTGCCGGCTGGCGGTTCAAGCTGGACAGACGCGTCTGTCACAGCATTTACAGTGTCAGGCAATCGTACATGGTACAAGATGGCTGACGTCAAGACCGCCAATGAGGCAGTCTATGCAGGCCGCGGCGCTTCTGGCGCTAGCAGCTCAACATTGTCGACAGCCCAATTCGCGACATACGTTGGTGAGGTTATCAATAACCTACCCATCCAAATCACGGCAACAGTTAATGATAGTACAGTTAGTCTAACCAATGACGTCGACGGTTCATCCGGAGACGTAACAATAACAACATCAGACTCTACCAACATGACCCTAAGTGGCATGACAGGTGGGGCTTCAGGAGGATCCTCAGATATGAGTAAACGATTAACAATTTCCGCAAACCAGGTTGCGCTTTCTTCTTCCGGTGGTCTCGTGGCTTCCAGTGACGACAAGGCAGCTTTGGTCCTTGACCTTAAGAGCCTTTCAGCAGCAGCTGTTGGCACAGACGATCACCTAGCTTTCGCTGCAGACAGCGACGGCGCACCTAAGTCAATCACTTTCAGCTCTTTCGAAGCGCAGATCATGGGTGACTTTTCTGCTGACGACAGCACCGGCGACCTTTCATATGACGGTTCCGGCAAGTACACCTTCACGGGTACACAACTTCGTGCAGACTTCGCAGCAGCAGACGCAGCGATTCAAGCAGACGTTGATGCTAATGAAGCAGCAGCACTTGCAGCTCGCACTGCAATCCAGTCAGACGTCGACGCTAATGAGGCAGCAGCTCTTGCAGCCCGTAACGTCATCCAAGCTGACGTTGACGCCAACGAAGCAGCAGCACTTTCAGCGCGCAACGCTATTCAGGCAGACGTTGATCAGAATGAAGCTGATAGTGACGCAGCACATGCCGCCGCTACAAGCGACCGCGCAGCAGTCCGTGCAGAGTTTGCATCTGCAGACAGCGCCCTTTCTGCAACCTTAAGTGCAGAAATCGATGCAGACGTTCTCGTTGAAAAGACCAGAGCAGAAGCAGCAGAGGCAGCAATTCAGGCTGACGTCGACCAGAACGAAGCAGACAGTGATGCAGCACACGCCGCAGCAACCACTGATCGTGCTGCAGTTCGCAGTGAATTTGCAGCAGCTGATGCTTCTGCCCTCACCGCAGCACTCGCAAGAGAAGCAACGATCCAAGCTGATGTTGACGCCAACGAGGCAGCAGCTCTTGCTGGCCGTGTTGCAATCCAGGCTGACGTAGACCAGAACGAAGCAGACGCTGACGCAGCTTTCGTTGCAGCCACCAGTGATCGTGCAGCAATCCGTAGTGAATTTGCAGCAGCAGACGCAGCTCTTCAATCTGACGTTGATGCAGTCGACGCACGCGTTGATGCAATTCTTTCTGGCTCAAGCTCTGCGCTTGATCAGTTCGTCGAGGTTGTAGCAGCATACGAAGCAGCAGACGGAAATCTGCAAACTTCAATCACTAACCTTTCAACCACAGCTGCAACTGACCGCGCTGCTATCCGCAGTGAATTTGCTGCAGCAGACGCAGCAATTCAGGCTGACGTTGACGCTAATGAAGCAGCAGCTCTTGCAGCTCGTGTTGCAATCCAGGCTGATGTTGATCAGAATGAAGCAGACGCTGACGCATCTTTTGTCGCAGCAACTTCAGATCGCGCTGCAATCCGTGCAGAATTTGCATCTGCAGACAGTGCACTTTCTGCAACTTTGAGCGCAGAGATTGACGCCGATGTTCTCGTCGAAAAGACCAGAGCAGAAGCAGCAGAGGCAGCAATCCAAGCAGACGTTGATGCTAATGAAGCAGCAGCACTTGCAGCTCGCAACGCTATTCAGGCAGACGTCGATCAGAACGAAGCCGACAGTGATGCAGCTCACGCAGCCGCTACAAGCGACCGCGCCGCAGTACGTGCAGAATTTGCAGCAGCAGACACTGCACTTCACACAACTATCAGTGCTGAGATCGATTCCGATATCGCAGCACAGGAAGTTCTTGCACTTGCAGCTCGCGCCGCAATTCAAGCAGACGTTGATGCTAACGAAGCAGCAGCACTTGCAGCTCGCACTGCAATCCAAGCCGACGTTGATCAGAATGAAGCAGACGCAGACGCAGCAATTGCTGCTCTACAAGCAGACGTTGACCAAAACGAAGCAGACGCAGACGCAGCAATTGCTGCTCTACAAGCTGATGTTGACGGAAACGAAGCTGATGCTGACGCAGCAATTGCTGCTCTACAAGCAGACGTTGACCAAAACGAAGCTGACGCTGACGCTGGTCTTGCAGCTGCTACCACTGATCGCGCAGCAATCCGCAGCGAGTTCGCTGCAGCTGACGCATCTGAGGCTGCCTCTCGTGCAGCAGCTGACACCGCTCTAGGTGCTCGTATTGATTTGTTGCCTGGTTCGGGTCTTACCCTTACCGCTGGCGTTCTATCCATCGAGCAAGCTGAAGATCGCAGCAAGCCAGGAGTTGTTGCAGCTCTAGGAAGTTTGCCATCTGGCACCATGAGCGTCGCAGCACATGACGACGCATCGGTTGCTCTGTACGTTAACGGTCAATTATGGTCACAAGGCTATGATTACTCACTCTCAGGAACAACCATCACACTGATGGGTACAAACACCATTGAAGCAGAAGACGAGGTTGTTGTTCGATACATCAAGGCTTAAGCCTGATACCTCAGTCTAATAATCCTAGAAATCCCACCAAATTGGTCCCGGCTTCGGCCGGGACCTTCTTTTCCTTTCTTTTATTCTTTTGAAAAAACCTAAAACTATTTACTAGAGTAATATTTTACTTTTTTGATAAAGCCTTAAACAAGGAGATCTGTTGATATGTCTGCAAAGAAATTTAAGTTTGTCTCACCCGGAGTCTTTCTTAGTGAGATTGATAATAGCCAATTACCAAAGCAACCAGGCGGCGTCGGGCCCGTCGTTATCGGTCGCACAAGAAGGGGACCGGCACTAAAACCAGTAAAGGTTAACTCTTTCCAAGAGTTTGTTGAGATATTTGGCGAGCCTATGCCTGGCAACGAGGGCGATGACCCATGGAGAGACGGTAACGGACTTTTGGCACCAGCATATGCACCATATGCAGCACAAGCCTATTTGAAAGCAGATATAAACTCTCCAGTGACTGTTATCCGTCTTTTGGGTGTCCAAGGCGACGACGCCGGCGACGAAGGGGAAGCTGGATGGACTTTGGACGCCACTGGTTCAGCGATTGGTCTCTTTGTTGGCTCTGGCTCGGTCGCTCTCACCGCTTCTTTGGTCGCAGTGATTTACACCAACGATGATGAGTTTGCCGTCGGTGTTTCAGGCAAGAACCTTGAAGACGCTGACGCAACAACCTATGCTACAGCTTCCGGTACCAATACAGTTGAGCCTGTTAAGATTACAAATGACAGAATACCATTGATCTTATCTCATAGTGCTGGAACTATAGCAAAGTCTGTAGCACTAAAAGAGGGCGCCCAATACATAAGAGATGAGTTGAACACAAACCCGGTAGCTACGAACGATCAAGTTCTCACGCCACCCGCTTCTTCGTTAGCTGGCAAATACTGGCTAGGAGAGACTTTTGAAGAAGAGTATGAAAGAATTGCCCGAGAAGCCGATACCGCAGACCTTTACGTATTCCCTATGCGCTTGTCGGATAAGATGGATGATTTTAAGAGTTCGGATCATCAATTGAGCGCAGCTCGTTCTGGGTGGGTTATCCCACAGTACGCTGGTAACGCCGATAGTTACGAGCCGGCTGACCTTGAAAGGTTATTTCGATTCCACGCGATCCAAGAAGGGGAGCAGGGCATGGACATAAGTGTTCGAATTGAGAACATAAAGATCTCAGACCCGGGCAATCCTTCTCCATTTGGACGCTTCGATGTCACTATCGAGCAACGCAGAGGTGGCCGCATCCATGTAGTTGATAGCTATGAAAACCTCAATCTAAATCCCAATTCGAATGACTTCATTGCTCGTCGAATTGGCGACCAATACTTTGAGTGGGACCCATCACAAAAGAGAAACAAGGTATACGGAAACTATCCGAACCAATCTAACTACGTGAGAGTGGAAATGAACCTGGACGTTGGAGAGAATGGACCCTCCAACCCAAAGTCAGTCCCTTTTGGGTTTTTTGGACCAATCGTCCCAGTTGATGTGACAGGGTCGCCCGACGCCGGCATTGCCGACACTCTCCAGATCACTGGCGCTGGGCACTGGGCCAATGGTTCCATTTTGGGCGCCACCTATACAGGCTTAAGCGTTCAGTGGCCACAAGCGCCACACGTCGGCAGTGGCTCTTTGGGTGTTGATCTTGCAGCCAAATATGTTATGGGCAGCACAGGGTACAATAAGGGTACTAGTGATTTCGTTAATTATTCTTCAGTCAACAGAGGAATGAAGGACTACCTTCGAAAGCTTGGTACCTTTGCCGGCCTTGTGTCGTCTCAAAACTCGGGACTTGCAACCACCGGGTCCACAAAGCATTCATATATCTTTTCGCTTGACGAAATCGAAATAAGCGGCGCCGCCTCACCGGATACCGACGATCTTTCGGAATATGTCCCCACGTATGTCAGGTTTACCAGTGGTTCGCACAAAAACGGTACTCCAGGCGCTTATACTTCACTTAGCAGCGGTTCGGCGTCTGAGTTGTTGGCACTAGTTAATAGCTTCTCTATGCCACTAGCTGGCGGCTTTGACGGGGTGGATATCACGGAGGCTGATCCTTTTAATATGAGCGACCGTGCCGTTGGCGCTGGTAGCACAAATACTAGTTATGCATATGCCAGTATTGATCGTGCAATCGAATTAGTCCGAGATCCAGAGGCATTAGAGATGAATTTGGCAGTTATGCCAGGTGTCACTAACGAAGCGCTAACAACAAAGTTGATTCAAACATGCGAGGCTAGAGCAGACGCCCTGGCAATCATCGATCTTCCGGACGTCTATGTTCCGCCATCAGAAGAGATATGTACAACTTTCGACAAGAGAATACAGACTAATCCAGCAAAGGCAGCAAAGGCACTTACTGCTCGCCAACTAAACTCAAGTTATGGAGCGGCTTATTATCCTTGGGTAAAGATCCGCGACACCATCAACACTCGTGACGTATGGGCACCACCATCAGTAATCGCTCTAGGTGTCATGGGTTACACAGAGCAGAGAGATGAGGTCTGGTTCGCTCCTGCAGGTTTCAACCGTGGCGGCTTAAATGAGGGCAACGCCGGCTTACCAGTGCTTCAAGCTTCTGAGCAGCTGCTCTCTTCTCAGAGAGACTCGCTATATGAGGCGAATATTAATCCAATTGCCTCATTCGTATCGGAAGGTTTGGTTGTTTTTGGGCAGAAGACTTTACAACTTACCCCATCTGCTTTGGACAGGATCAATGTTCGAAGATTGTTGATCTTCGTGAAGAAGGAAGTTTCGAGAATTGCAAATGGCCTCTTGTTTGATCAGAATGTGCCATCAACTTGGAATCGCTTTACGGGACAGGTTGTGCCACTTCTTGAGAGTGTTAAGACGCGCCTAGGTCTGTCTGATTTTAAGGTGGTTTTGGATAAGACCACTACAACACCGGACCTTATCGATAGAAATATCATGTATGCAAAGATATTCTTGAAGCCAGCCCGCGCCATTGAGTTTATCGCAGTTGACTTTGTTATAACGAGAACTGGTGCTTCTTTTGACGACTAATATTTGTTAAAAACCAGTAAAGAATAATATATACTAATAGGAGATATAAAATAATGGCATTTTGGAGTGAAAAAACAGTCGAGCCAAAGAGGAAGTTTAGATGGCTTCTTTATTGGTCCGGAGTACCACAATTTGTGATAAAGAGCGTAGACAAGCCGGGATACACTGTTGGAGTGACTCCTCACCAATTTTTAAACTACGAGTTTAACTATCCGGGAAGAGTAAAATGGGACCCAATCAATATTACAATCGTTGACCCAGTAAATCCCGACTCAACAAAGAGCCTATATAAGATATTGGAAAATTCAGGATATGTTATTCCAAGTAATTATCAACAGGCTGCAGCTGCCACGATCTCCAAGCAGGGCATGGTGGACGCGTTGGGCACTGAAATAAAGCTATCTCAGTTAGATGCTGACGGCACGAACCCAATCGAAACTTGGGTCATAAAGAACCCTCTAATTACTTCTGCGAAGTTTGACTCGCTGGACTACAATTCAGAAGACATGCTAAATATCACTGTTGGAATAACCTATGATTATGCTGTGCTTGAAAACCTTGGTCAAGGAAAGGGCAATAACACCGGCGCTGATCTTTGGACATTCAACGAAGACAATTAGAGAACATAATTAAAAAAAAGAGGAAAAATGTCGAGAAACTCTAATAGAACTCAAATCCCGCAATCAGTTCAGTCAGATACGAAAACCACACCCCAGAACAGTCCAGCACAGAACCCCGGAAGCTCAAATCCTTTCGGGCTCTCTTTTGCTGTAGAGACAGAAATAGTTCATCTTCCGAGCGGTGGCAATTTTTATGAAGAAGATAGTCCTTTGGTTGGCATGGAAAGCATAGAGATAAAAGCCATGACAGCAAAAGAAGAGGATATCCTGATAAATGAAGATTTTATCACACAGGGGATTGTCTTCGACCGCTTGATAGATTCACTGATGATCACCCCAGGTATTCAATCTGACCAGCTTTTGGATTGCGACAAAGTTGCAATACTGGTGTCCGCTCGAAAAACAGGGTATGGTAACTTGCTGCACATCGGTCACGATTGTGAGGACTGCGGAAAGACAACGGAAGTGCCATTAAGTCTGTCAAGGATGTTGGAAAACGCGAAGAAAGAAAGATTTGAAGTAAAAGATACAGAAGACTGGCAGTACGATAAGTCAAGTAAGACTTTTTCGATAAGACTTCCAGTAACAGAAATAATGGCAAAGATTAGGCTATTGACCCCCGCAGATGTGAAGTATTTGCAGCAAGACAAAAAACAAAAAGAGAGATTAAACTTGCCTCATAATGAGACCGTCGAGTTTGTCCGAAGAGTTCTGGTTTCAGCAAATGACGTTGTAGACCCAGGGATGCTCACTTCGTTGCTTGAGGTCTTACCCGCGGCCGATGCTAGAAGGATCAAGTACGTACACAACGTAAACACTCCATCCTTTGATACTAAGCAAGAAATCTCTTGCTCAAACTGTTCTGCAAAAGCAGAAAAGGAGGTGCCCTTCTCTGTGGGCTGGTTTTGGTCTAACTAAAGAATACGTCGAGAAGGGCACTTACGAAGAAATATATCTCCTAATAAAACACGGAAACTGGTCTTTTGTAGAAGCATATAGTCTACCAATTCAGTTGAGGCACTGGTTTGTGGAAAGGCTGACTAAAGACTTCGAAGAGAAACCAGAATAATAAACCTGTTATCCCACCTATTTAGATATATATAGAAGAGGTTTATTCAATGGCTGATGAAATTATAAAAGGTCTCACATCAAGCGAGAAAAAGGCATACGATAGTTTGCCGAAAACTCTGAAGAGTAAACTTGCCAAAGGGTTTAAACGCGTCTCATCAGCAAAGGATAACGCTGTAGATACCGGAAAAAAGACAGTCTCAGATCTCGCAGAGCCAATCGATAGAGTACTCTCTTCGACCGAGGCTCTTGTCGCATCGACTAGAAACTTTGAAAAAGAATATCAGAATTTCTTTAAGGCCGGCTATACTGCACAAATGTATGACTTTTCTGTCAGCATCGCCGCGGCAAACAAAGAGAGCCTGAGGTTATATGGGAACCTATCAGCAGGGCAAGAGACCATAAAAGCACTCAGAAGCAATACGATGGCCATTGCAGTAGCCAATGAGAGTTTCTCAAAATCGTTAATAAAGTCAGGTGTTGCAATGGTCGGCGCCGGCTGGAATATGACAGACTTCGCAAATATTGTAGATTCGGCAACATTTGCATTCAACAAGAACGAAGCACAGGTGGGAAACTTGACCTCTACTCTAATTCAAATCCAGAGGGAGATTCCAGTATCAGCTGCTGACCTTGCTGAGAATTTTCGCTTTGCACAGAAGAATTTTGCTTATTCTGCAGATAAGATGATGGACAACTTTATCGGACTGCAAAAAATGTCAGTTACAACTGGTATTTCTTTTGGCGATTTGACTAGTGCCTTCGGCTCCTCGATGGACACCTTTGAAGGGTCAGCGCAAAAAGCTGGACAATTGAACCAGATCTTGGGCCGCTCCGCTTTTAATAGTATGGAATTGTTGGCAATGACCGAAACAGAGAGAGCAACAAAAATTAGATCGGCAATTATGGAGTCCGGTCGCTCAATTGAGGATATGAGCAAGTTTGAGTTAATTTCCTTGCAAAAATCAATAGGGCTTGGTAGTATGGAGGACACAAGAAAATTCTTGAGGGGCGAGTTAAAGATAGATGAAAAGAAATCTTTGAAAGCTATTGAATCTCGAGACCCAATAGCCATAAAGAGCAAGGCTCTTAACTTCTCTTTGGGGCAGCTAGCAGAAGGGATAGACCGAACAATACCAACGATGGATAGGTTGGCTATAGCCCAGCAGAACGTTGGCATGGCCTTGCAGAAGGCCGGCTTCATGCACGTTAAAGAAGCTGAAAAACAGATGAAAGCTGGTCGCTCACTTGAGGAAGTTTTGATTAGAGCCATGGGTCGCATAACTGGGCAACTAACTACAGAAATAGAAAAAAATGAACGCCGG